TTCGCATAATGTGCAGACGTTACGTTAGGCGCAGTCCGACCACCGGGAGAGTCACCAGTCCGGAAAATCGCCCAGCGTCCGGACTGGTGATTTACACGTAACGTCCGTTATGCGATGCCATCTGCTAGCGTTTTGCGTCCTGGATCTCGAGCGCCAGGACGAAAATTGCTAGCAATCGTCTCGATGGAACTGCTAGCATTTCGTGACCTGGTGCATTCGCTCCAGGATCAATTTTGCTAGCAGGGAGAAAGCCATGCTGCTGACCATTCGCGACGTTCCCGAAGACCTGGTGCGCCAGGCCAAGCTTGCCACTGGCAAGGGCACTGGCAGTCAGGCGTTCATTGCCGGCATTGAGCTTATGATCCGTCAGCGTGATCGGATCGAGGCGATGGAGGAGGAGATTCGGTCGCTGCGCGAGACCCTCGGCGTGTTCCAGGGCGTGCTTGCTGATGCCCATGCCGCCGCTGTGCAACTGGCTGAGATTGCCGGGCAACGCGATATGCTGGTGTCCGACAACCCGCTGCGGCCTGGGTATCGTCGCCGCTAGCAGTTTTCGCTCTGCAGCTGCTGCACCAGGTCGAAAAGTGCTAGCAAATTTTCCTGCAGGATCTGTCCTGGAACTGACTGACTGCTAGCAACTCGGAGCCCCTTCGCGAGGCTTCGTCGTTCCCGCCGCTCCGAAACCACCTCGCGCCCTGATCACCCAAGTGTGCGTATCGCGGCCATCCATAGAGCACGCTGTTGATGCGCACACGGGCCGATCAGGTCTCCGAGGAATGTTCAGCGGTCTAGCCCGGCGAGTTCTCGTAGGGCCTTCCAGGCTCGCTGGCTTTGGGTGCTCGAACGGCACCCGGAGGGGTGGGGGTGCTGTAACACCCCCACTTTACCCCGGAACTCCGGGGTGACCCCATGCGCGCAGTCGCTTTTGACTTCGCATGCGGCCTCGTCTTCGTCGCGTGGCTAGTCCCTTTTTTTGTGGAAGCGCTCAAGGTCTTCCGGGGTCATTTCTTCGAGACCCTTCAGTATCAGCCAGCGTAGGACCTCGGTGTCCTTTACCGATGCTTGCAAGTGGATCACGGCTTTGACGGTCTCTTTCTCGACCTTTCGCCATGTCGCGTCGTCGATGTGCTTTGTGGGCATCTCGTTCCTATGTCCGTCAACTGTTTGGCGGGGCCTATCCTAGCCTGATTTTCTAAGACCCTTGACATTGAGAATCTAAGAATCTAATTTTCCGCTCGAATCTAATTTCTTAGAAACTCAGTTTCGACAGGGAAATCAATGTCGCCTTCGACTGATCCGCGCTCACCGATGTTCTACGACTGGATATCCGGCTATCAGGATTTCCCGTTCGACATTCCCCAGGTGGGCAAGGTCATTCGACTGAACGTCGACTCAGAGACCAATGAGGTGCTGAGCCAGTCGTGCCCGCCCTTCCATGCTGAGGGTAGCTACAGCACGAAGTTTCGCATTCAGGTGGCAGGGCGCCGGGTGTACGTCGACGGCAATGCGAGCCGCGTTAACCGCCTGGACAACCTCTACGGCCTGACCACGCTCGCGGACAACATGGCCGTCATCAACTCGATCTTGACCGCACCGGAAATTGGTCTTCCGCCGCTCACTCGATGCACCCGGCTTGATCGTCTGCAGGACGGTTCGGCGGTGGTGGACGGGTTCACTTTCACTCGGATCGATGCGACCCGGAATCTCTTCGTAGGGAAGGGCAACGAGTCGGCATATCTGCGGGCTCTGTCGAGCCAGCGTTTCCGGAATTCCATCGGCTACTTGTACCCGGACGGCGGCACCGTTGTGTGGACGCCCAGCGGGGGAGAGAAGGCCGGTCGCCTGGTGTACCCGGGTTACTACGACAAGGGGCTGGAACTGACCCGGCATTTGCTGCCGAAGGTTCTACGACGTTACGGCGCTGAGTCTGAGGAGTATCGCTACGTCAGCCAGGTGCGCGACTGGTGCGTAGAAGTTGGAGTTGTCCGCGCTGAAATCAAGCTCAAGAGCGAGCTGCTGAAGAGGGATTGCCTCTGCCATTGGGGCCTGTTCGACGAACAGCGCATCTGGGATCACCTGGGCGAATTTTTGAAGGTGGGCGACAAAATGACCCTGACCGCACATGACATTGCCAGCATTTCCGAAGAATTGATGCGCGTAGGCGTCTGCAACTCCATGCAGGCGGCCACTCGTACTGCAACCTATGCAATGGAATGGATGAACGGCAAGACATTCGATTTCAATAAGTCTGCTGTACAGACCCATCGCGCCCGTCTTCGGGCTATCGGCTTCGATATCAAGCTGCCTTTCGACGCGTCGCGGCACATGTTCTTCATCCACAACGTGCGCGAAGTCTCCCGCACCTTCGACGTTCCCGCGCCGAGCTTCTACCGGCGTCCGGACGTGCCGCGCCATCTGCGGTTGGTGGCCTGATATGTGTATTCAATCTGAGCGTCCGTGCAGTTACTGCGGTGAATTTGGCGTGGTCGATGGTGTTGAGTTTGAGCAGGGTGAGCCCACCCTTTTTGCCTGTCCGGCGTGCTATCAGGAGCTCGAACTGTGGCGTTGGGATGAGCATTGTGATCAGCAGGATGAGGTCTGACGTGCTCGCTCCGACTCTACAGGCCCTCGCGCTGCTCGCCGGTGCCGTCACCCTGATTCACGCCCTGGGCGTGTGGGCTCGGTCATGAACATGAAGACTCGCATCTTCCTGCGCACGCTGCGCTTCGTTGCCTACAACTGGTGGCTGCCGTTCTTGCTGGGCAATGTCTTCGCGCTGGTCGGCTTTGCCTTCACTGCTGATCTGATTAATGACGCGTTCGTCTCGTCGCTCGAAACGGTGGTGCAGTCATGCGCACGGTGAGCTTCCAGGGAGACGGCCTGTCGGCCAGTCAGTACCGGTCGATCCAGCTTCGCCAGCAGGTGAGGGCGGCGGTGAATCAGTCCGTGTTGCAACAGCAGGTTGCGGCCACTCTCCAGGCCCTGGAGCAGCACAAAGAGCAGGGCGGTAAGCCCGAAAAGGTCTGGTCGATGATCTCCAACGAGAAGGGCACGCCGTGGGTCGGCGATGTGTTCGGGTGGCCGTGATGGCTATCGAGATCAACCGCCAGTCGTACATGGCTCTGCGCTCGGCCCTGGAGCTGGAACTGCTCGATGTCGGCATCGACTCGCCGGACCTGCTGAGCCGGCTTATGCGCCACGTGCTGGCCACCGAATCCTCGACTCGTACTGACTCGCAACGCGTGCGCCGTGCATTCGTTACGGCCCGTAGAAACCCGCTGCTGGGCGCAATCCCTCAGCACAGTCCAGGGCGCACAAATCGCCCGTATATCCGCAAGAGGAAACCCTAATGCCCTTCGTCTATCTCGGCCTGACCCGCGACGCCGGAACCTCGAAAAAGACCGGCAACGCCTACGACATCACGGTCGTGCACTTCGCCGTCGATGCCACGCAATCGACCCGGCCCGACCGCAAGTTTGCACTCGGTCTGGAGCCTCAGAACTTGCCGATCGCGCCGGAAGCGGTCAGCCAGTTCCAGCGCGTTGAACCGCTGTCGTCGGTGAACTTCGAGTTCGAGCCTGACCCTCGGAACATGCAACGCAACCGTATTTGCGGCGTGAAGCCGGTGCCGAAAGCGGCTGCTCAGGCGGCGTCGTAATTCGGACTGACTATTAAGAATCAGGGGTGATCGAAAATGGAAGCGGCAATGCAACTTTTAAGTTCGGTCACTTTTGAAAGTCTCACGGCGGTATACGGTTCCGGGTTTATCTTGACCTTTGCCGCATATGCCGTGGGTTTAAAAGTGGGAATCGTACTAAGTGCGATCCGTAAACTATGAAAGAGGTGAATCATGGCTGATATTTTCGGTGCGGTAGACTTTTCCAGCGTTTCCACCTGGGTCGTAAGTGCCGGTGTTGCGATCATCGGTATTGCGATGGCGTTCAAAGGGATCGACCTGGGCAAGCGCGGCGTTAAGAAGGCCTAAGGGCCAGGGCAGGGGGCTGAAAGGCCCCCTGTATCTTATGGAACCCTCTCAACTTACATTCACAGCGGCGGACCTTGCGCTGGTAGTTCACGCCCTGGTCTTCCATGGCGGGGTATTGGCAGCATGGGCATTTATCGCCGGTATGCGGCAGCGTTTCTAGCATTCGCGTTTTTTCTCTCCTCTGAAGTTTCGTATTCCGCGACTCGAAAGAGCGTCACCGTGCCTAGTGCAAGTCTTGTTGCGCGCGGTGGCGGCTCTCCTTCTGTTTCCGGTCCATCTTTAAAGATTCCTGGCCAGCCTGGTGTTGAGTATATTCCTCGATCTGGCGGCGGGGCTTCTGGTGTTCCGATAAAGATCATCCCGACGATTGATTTCTCGATCCCAAGGACTATTAAAGGCAGTGTTTCTTCGCTCAAGGGTGGAATTGCTGGCATTGCTGCAACTGCGGCCATGTCAATGGCTCTTGATAGTATCGGGGGCTTTATTGACGAGAATGGTAAGCCGGTTAAGAAAGTAAGTGACGCCCCTTCGGGGGCCGTGGCGGGCGTTTATTACGCTAGGCCGCCGCAAACGGTCGGGGGTGTTTATCTTGATCTTAAGTATGGGCTGACTCGCCAGCAGGCCTGCGAATATGAGGTTACTCAGAGTGGCAACTGTGTAATTAGAATTAATGGCATTGTGGGTTCTTCTATTATTTACGCCAATAGTTGTGACCCTGGCGTGTGGTTTAATGTTTCAACTGGCAAGTGCGATAGTTTGTGGAAGCCTGGCGAGCATACAGAGTCGTTGACTGACCCGGATTATGACGATATTACGGATTCACTTTCTGGTGTGGTTGATCCGAATTGGCTTAAAGATTTGCTAACGGCGACGTGTGAAGGGTCTTTGAATCCTGCCGCGTGCTATGAGCAGATGTCTGAAACCACGCATCTTAGCGGGCCTTCATCGGTAAACGGCCCCAAGACCTCGACGACGACGACGACCACGAATCCTGATGGCACTACCAGTACGACGACGAAGGACACTCAAACTAAGTATGAGATTAAGTATGGCGATAACTATATCGACTATACGGAAACGACCACGACCACGACCACGAAAGACGGTGATAAAACCGAAGAGACGACTACGACCGACACTGATGACGTGACGGCAGAAATTCCTCCCGAAGAGAAAGAGGAGGAGGGCGGTAGTTTTGAAGATGCCGAATTTCCGGAAGTTAAGCCGTTCTATGAGCAAAAATATGAGGATGGGTTAGAGGGTGTATGGCGTGACAAGCGCGCCGAATTTGAAGATACGGAATTTATGAAGTTTCTCCAGGGGTTCATTCCGTCGTTTTCGGGGCGGTGTCCGGCATTTGGGCTGGATATGAATATTGCGTCCTGGGCGAACTATGGTTATCAGCAATTCGGGTCTATCTGCTATGTGCTTGATTTCGTGAAGGCGATTCTTATGGTTTCGGCCTTGTTCTTGTGTCGCGCTCTGATTTTTGGGGGTTGATATGGCTGGGGTTTTTAAGTTCTTTACTGCGCTGCTTGCTAAAATTGTTGGGTTTGCAAAATGGCTTCTGCTGGTGTTCGATCAGATATTTAAAGATGCGTGGAATATGGTTACGGATGTTGTTTGCTGGGTATTTGAGCAGACGCTTTCTATTGCGGCCTCGGCACTGGATGCAATTGCGATACCATTCAACCCGCAAACATATTATGCAATGATCCCAGCAGAGGCGGCTAACATGCTGGGCTATGTGGGTGTGCCTCAGGCTATAACGCTTATTGTCGGCGCTCTGGTCGTTCGATTCCTGTTGCAAACTATCCCGTTTGTCCGCTGGGGGTCGTAATGATTAACTTGATCCTGGGCCAGCCTGGTGGCGGAAAGTCTCATGAGGCTGTTGTCTATCATGTTGTTCCTGCGTTGAATCAAGGGCGAAAGGTCATCACGAACCTGGCCTTGGATATGGATAAGTTCAAGGCGTTTTTCCCGGAGTCTTGGCATTTGATCGAGCTTCGGGATTCTACTGTTGAGGTGTTCAACAATGAGAGTGGCGAGGAGGAGAGTAGGGTAGTACGCCCGTTTAGTAGGGTTGATCATTATGCGGACCCTTGGCGGCATCCTGATGAAGGATTCGGTCCGCTGTATGTGATCGATGAATGTCACCTTTCGATACCGCTGCGCGGCACGCCTGTGCCGGTTGAAGAGTGGTATTCGCTTCATCGTCACGAACTGGCTGATGTGCTGTTGATCACTCAGAGTTACGGCAAGATCAACCGTGCAATTCGTGATCTTGTCCAGGTCGTGTATCGCTGTAAGAAAGCCACAGCTTTCGGCACCAATGATCGCTATATCCGCAAGGTCCAGGACGGTCTGCGCGGTGAGGTCGTGAATACCAGCATCCGGGAGTATCAGAAACAGTTCTACGGATTCTGGAAGTCGCATACGCGGTCTTCGGCCGCAGGCCAGGAACTGGCCGCCAATGACATTGTGCCGATCTGGAAGCGCTGGCCGTTCAAAGGTGCTGCGCTGTGCTTCCTGATCGTCATCTGTCTGTCGACGTGGAACGTTACGCGGGAAAAGAAGCATGCGCCGCCGCCTAGGGTTCAGCCGGTGGCTGCGAGTGTCGATTCTGCGCCTGTAGGTGCGGCTCCAGCGGTTCCAGCGGCTCCGGTGATCGAGGCCAAGCCTCGGGGGCCTGAGCAGAAACTTCACCCGTTTCAGGGGTTGTCGATGCATCTGGTTGCAACCATGCGCGGCAAGCGCTTTCGGGATGGTGTTGAGGAAGAGTTTCTGGGCGGTTTTATCCAGCTCGCGAACAACGGGCAGCCGGTCAGTAAGGTGTCGTTTGACGATCTGCGCACCGCGGGCTATTCGATCACTTGGGAATCGCCGACGGTCGTTTCGCTGACGTACAAGGGCTTCGATATCGGTTACGTGGTAACGGATATGCCGCTGGTATCCGCAGCAAAGGACATCGCAGTAACCACGCCTGTGCAGGCGCCTTGAGGGAATCGGGAGGGCTCCCGCTTGCGGGCGGGACCCGATTCCCGGCGGTGCCTGCGTTCTCGATTAACCCCTTTGACGGTCGCTCCAGGGACAGCCCAAAGGCTCCAGGCCCTGGATATCTTCGCCCGTTTCCAGCGTCGATTTCAGCGTCGGATGACTCAGGGGTTCTTATCCATGGCTTCGCATAATGTGCAGACGTTACGTTAGGCGCAG